TGCTCAAATTTCTCGCTGAAACCAAATTTATTAACGAAAGACGGGTGCTGAATGGACACTTACGGAATAGACTATCTCAGAAACAAGCTCTCTGTAAAAGCTCAGAGGGTCGGCATGAGATACAGATACTATGAAATGAAAAATCAAATAAAGAACGTAAGCCCGTTGATTCCACCTGAATTTCGGGCTTATGCTTATTCACTCGGCTGGTGTGCAAAAGCAGTCGATTCACTTGCAGACAGAATAGTATATGACAGATTTGATAACGATGACTTCAATCTCACGCAGATATACAGTCAGAACAATGCAGATATTCTCTTTGACAGCGTGATTTTGTCAGCATTTATCAGCTCATGCAGTTTCATATACATAGATTCTGACAGCAAATATCCTCGCCTTGAAGCGATAGACGGTGGCAATGCGACAGGAGTAATTGATACTGTAACAAATCTTCTTTCCGAGGGCTATGCAGTCCTTAGCAGAAACAAATACGGCTATGCCGAAACGGAAGCCTATTTTTTGCCGTACCGCACTGAATACTACAAAGGCGGGAAAATTTTTGATGTTTATGAACATAAGTCGCCGTATCCTCTGCTTGTGCCTGTTATAAACCGTCCTGACGCAAGACGAGCGTTCGGACATTCACGCATTTCCCGAACTTGTATGGATATTGTGCAGTCTGCCGTGAGAACGCTCCTCAGAGCAGAAGTAACAGCAGAATTTTACTCAGTTCCGCAGAAGTACACTTTAGGACTGTCTCAGGACGCAGGATTTGACAAAAAGCGGGCAAGATATTCCGACTTTTTGAATTTGCCGCAGGACGAAAACGGCATAGTGCCAAAAGTCGGACAGTTCTCACAGGTTTCAATGTCTCCGCACATGGAGCATATAAAAATGCTTGCTTCGATGTTCGCAGGCGAAACAGGTCTTACGCTTGATGATTTAGGTTTTAATACTGCAAATCCTGCGAGCTATGACGCTATAAGAGCAAGTCACGAAAATCTGAGGCTGACAGCCCGAAAAGCACAGCGAAATTTCGGGACAGGCTTTCTCAATGCAGGCTACTTAGCAGCTTGTATCAGGGATAATTACAGTTATGACCGTGCCGCTTTTGCGGACTGCAAGTGTGCGTGGCTGCCGATATTTGAGCCTGACACAGCGGCTCTCGGTGCGGCAGGAGATGCAATTCTGAAAATAAATCAGGCAGTTCCCGACTTCATCGGCAACAGAAATATCAGACAGCTTACAGGTCTGGAGAGTGATTCTCAGTGATAAGCATACCCGAAATTGTTCTTTCAGACACGGAACTCAGATACATTCTCAGCAGGATAGACAAGAAAAAAGCTGATTTCAATGATACTTTTCAGTATGCAAAAGTTCTCTCGCATATTCTCAGCAAAGAGCTTTCGGCGGAAATTCTCATGCTTGATGAACCCGAAGTCACCACAGCCGAACTTCTCAGGAACGGCTACGATGACATAAACACTGTATGTGCCGCAGTTCAGAAATCACTTGATGAACGGCTTTCAATAAATCTAAATCCCCGAAAAGCCGCCTATCCTGCGGAGCGAGTGCGGCAGTTCGCACACTCCCTCATTGACCCGACCGTTTCCGAAAGCGTCATAAAACGCAGAGCAAGGGCAGGAACTGAGACAATAACAAAATCCTTTCATGATGACTATATCGCAGAAAATGCCAAATTCCGAAGCAAGGCAGGGCTTGACTGTTATATCACAAGAATAGGCTCTCACTGCTGTGAGTGGTGTACAGCCGTTTCGGGAAAATACGCTTTCGGGGAACAGCCTGCCGATATCTTCCGCAGGCATGACAACTGCGACTGCGTTATTGTCTATGATACCGAAGTCCTGCGGGGAAAGCAGCGTGACGGCGGAACAACAAGAGCCTGGGAAGAAACAAAGGAATACCCCAAAGACTTTAAACCGCTTGTCCTTTCTCAGGAACAGGCAAAAACCCTTGAAAACCGCAATCTGAGACAGTTCAGAGGATTGACAGATTCAGGGGAAAGTGGTATAATAGAAACGGGTGGAAAAGATGTTATTATAAACGCTTTTAAAAACGGTAAAACATCAGATGAAGTTGTAGGGACAATAATTGAAAATCATAAGTCCCTTTCTGAATTTACACCTAAATCAATGAAGGAATTACTTGAAGATTTAGGATATGAAGTCAAACCGTTAGGCGGAAAGTCTACTCTAAAGGGTATACCTTTTGAAAAAGGTGGTGGGTATCGTACAGCGTTTTTGAAAGATGGATATTTTCAGTATCACCCCGCAAAAAACAGTCACCATGATGGTGAATATTGGAGGGTATCAAATGGAAAATATGGAGACAACCGTTACAACATGGACGGAAGTGTTAAAGAATTATAAAAGTGTTAAGGATTATCTGATTACACGAATGAAAAATGTGTATTTGTTCAGTGAAGAGGAAAGTTCAGTTATTTTTGAAGTAGACAATGATACAAAAATGAAAATTGTTGAATTGACTGGGAAAGATGAAAATAGTTTTGTAATGAATTATTATTCTTCTGATGATGAAGATGACGGCGACCAGTACTATATTTCAGAATATGATACACCAGATGAGCTTTTCAATGCTATGCTTGAAGAAACCCAACGATAAACCGCCCGTAACAAGGCGGTTTTTCTATACCGTAAAGCAGGAGAAAAAATGGCGAAATGTAATTTAGACTGTTTTAATTGTTCTTATCCTGACTGCGTTCGTGAAGAGCTTGACACCGACCGCTTTCGTTGGTGCAACAGACCGGAAAAATATAAACAAGAACAGCTTCAGAAGAAAAAAGAACAGTACAAAACCAGAAAAGAAAAAGGATTGTGTGTCCATTGCGGAAAGCCTGCGACACACGGAGTAAAATGCTACGAGCATTACATTAGAGCGAAACGTTACAATGAATCGCACAGAAGTTCAAAGCAGGAAACATGGAAGTATCTCGGCAAATGCTATTTCTGCGGCAGAGATGTGCTTCCTGGGAAAAGAAGCTGTGCCGAACACTACGAAATACTTCGCAAGAATGGCAAACATATGTCCGAATCAGAAGGCGGACGCATGGCACAGCAGAAATTTATAAATATGTATCGTACCGCCAAACAAGGCGGTTTTCTTATACCCTGATAACCTGAAAGGAGCTGAGAACATGGCAAAACCAAACATCAGACCCGACCACAACGGAACACAGCGTTCACAGTTTGAAAGCAACAAAAAAAGAATCTATGCAACACAGAAAATCTGCGGGATATGCGGAAAGCCTGTCGATTTCAGCTTTAAGTTTCCTCACCCTCTCAGCCCTTGTATAGACCATATCATTCCCGTTTCAAAAGGCGGTCACCCTTCCGATATTTCAAATTTACAGCTTGCACATATGACTTGCAACAGACAAAAGTCTGATAAGCTGATTGATGTGAGAGACACTTCCCCGAAAATTGTTTCCAATCGTGTACTGCCGCTGTCAAAAGACTGGAAAAATCTGTGATAGAATTGAGAAAAGGCAGGCAGACACCGACACTTTCGGTCACAATGCCTTATGTGTATTCTCACGGTTCGGAGGCAGTAAAGCTCTACAATCAGACTGACAGAACGTCAATGCCGTGGCAGGAACTTCTTGCAGAGGATATTCTTGCCGTTGATGCTGACGGGCTGTACATACACATGAAATACGGCTGGTCTATCCCACGAAGAAACGGTAAATCGGAACTGCTGATAATCAGAAGTGTTTATGCTGTTACGCACGGTGAAAAGGTGCTGTATACAGCTCACAGAACAACTACATCACATAACGCATGGGAGAAAGTCATTGACAGACTTACAAAGGCAGGATATGTGGAAGGTGAGGACTTTAGGACAACTAAGCAGTTTGGTCTTGAACATATCGAATGGCTTGACGGCTCAGGGGCGGTCATAAACTTCCGAACACGAAGCAGCAAGGGCGGTCTGGGTGAGGGTTATGATGTACTTATCATTGATGAAGCTCAGGAATACACAGCAGATCAGGAAACAGCTTTAAAATATGTTGTCACCGACAGCAAAAATCCGCAGACGCTTATGTGCGGAACTCCCCCAACTGCTGTTTCATCGGGAACGGTATTCCTGAAATACAGAAGTGAAACTCTTGCGGGAAAGGCTGACTGCGGTTGGGCTGAATGGAGCGTTCCCGAGCTTTCCGACACTTCCGAAATAGAATTATGGTATGAGACAAATCCTTCACTCGGTTATATACTCAGCGAAAGAACAATACGTTCGGAATTGGGAGATGATAAAGTTGATGATAATATTCAGCGTCTCGGGCTTTGGCTGACATATTCGCAGAAATCAGCCATAAGCCGCAAAGAATGGGAAAGCTGTATTGTAGAAAAATCGGAGCTTGCAACTCCGATAAAGTTATTTTACGGGGTAAAATATGCAAAGTCAACAGGAAATGTATCTCTTGCAGTTGCGGCAAAAACTGCGGACGGCAGGATATTTGTTGAAGCAATTGATTGCAGGAGTACCCGTGACGGCAACCCGTGGTTGATCGCATATCTGCGAAATGCTGAAAAAGCGGCTGTTGACGGTGCAGGACAGCAGGATATACTTGCTGCTGAAATGAAAGACGCAGGAATTAAGAAAAAGCCGATCATGCCGACTGTCAAAGATATAATCGAAGCTAACGCACTCTTTGAAAAGAACTTGTTTGACGGAATGATATGTCACAGCGGACAGGCTTCACTTACTCAGGCTGTTTCAAACAGCGAACATCGTGCGATAGGTTCAGCAGGCGGTTTCGGCTATAATTCAATTCTTGACGGTGCAGATGTCTCACTTGTCGAGGCGGTCAGTCTCGCTCACTGGCTCTGCTCTACCACAAAAACTGAGCATAAAAAGCAAATAATAACTTACTCTTGAAAAAATCAACTCTTTCACTCGCAGAAAATTCACAGAAAAGGAGCTTTATGTCTTTCCTGTGACTCTCTGTGACAATGACATTGACAGAGACGGTGAAAGTTTCTCAGATGAGGCACTTGAAAGGCTGAGTGAACTTTTCGTTGGAAAAACAGGCATATTCGACCATGACCCGAAAGGCACAAATCAGAGTGCAAGAATTTTTGACACTGAGCTTGTAAGCGACCCTGACCGCAAAACAGCCACAGGTGAGCCTTACAAGTACCTTAAAGGCTGGGCTTACATGATCCGCACTGACAGCAATAAAAGTCTTATCGACGAAATTGACGGCGGTATCAAAAAGGAAGTCAGTGTTTCATGCAGTGCAAATAAGAAAATTTGTTCAATTTGCGGCTGTGATGTGACAAAAGAACCTTGCGAACATCAGAAATTCAAGGAATATGACGGAAAAATCTGCCATTTTATACTTGACGATGTAACAGATGCCTATGAATGGAGCTTTGTAGCCGTTCCTGCTCAGGTCAATGCAGGGGTTTCAAAAAAATACAACAAGGAGGACAAATCTATGGATTTTGAAGCAATTACAAGTCAGGAACAGCTTGACAAAATTGTAAATGCAAAAGTCGCTGAATCCACAGCAGACATTCAGAAACAGCTTGACAAGGCAAATCTTGACCTTATCAGGCTCAGAACAGTTACCGAAAAGGGCATACCTTCCGAATTTGCTGACCGTCTCAACGGCTCAACGGAAGAAGAAATAAAAGCCGATGCAGAAAAAATTTCAAAGTTTTTTGACGGCTTCACACATCAGCCTGTAAAACGTTCAACTGAAAACGTTGACGAAATTTCAGGCGTTGAAAAGGAATTTTACGCAAAAAACCCAAATCTCAGACCAGAAAAGGAGAGTAAGTAATTATGGCACATACAGCACAGAATGTATATTCAGATCTCGTTCTCGCAAAAATCAGAAGTGAGCTTGTGCTCAAAGACGGATTTGTTTTCAATAATGATTATGAAACAGACACCAAAGGCAACAAGAAAATTCCTGTGAGAGATACAGAAGTAGCCGTCAGCGACTATGACAAAGCTAACGGTATATCTGCAACAAGCGGCGATACAAGCTATATGGACGTTATCATTGACAAAGATAAGGCAGTCAATGAGATAGTTGACGATTACGATGCCGCAAGCGTTCCGGACAAAATCATTTCTGACAGACTTGACAGCGCAGGCTACAGTCTCGCAAAGCAGATTGACACCGACGGAGCAACTGTGCTTCTCGCAGGAGCTACAGTCATGAACTTCGCACAGCTCACCAAAGCAAATATCTACGATGCAATTGTTGATATTCGTCAGGCAATGTCAAAAGCAAATATCCCCGATGACGGCAAGCGTTATCTCCTTGCAACTCCCGAAACTGTATCACTCATTCTCAAATCCCCCGATTTTACAAAGGCTTCTGCCCTTGGCGATGCAGTTGTGCAGTCAGGAGTCATAGGTAAGATAGCAGGATTTCTTGTCAGAGAGTGGAATGACAGTACTGCAAATCTTGCTATGATAGCAGGACACCCACGCTATGCAACAAGAATCAATGAATGGAAAAAGCCTGTTCATATTCAGGATCTTAACGGTTCAGGAAAGTATATCGGTGCTTGTGCGGTGCAGGGACGTATGATCTATACACATAAAGTCCTCAGAAGTGTCGCAATTCGTGCCGTATATGCTCCCGGAAGTCTTACAGCTTCACTTGCCGCAGGAGCAACAGACGGCACTACAATAGCAACTGTGACCGCAGGCAATACAGGCACAACTTACGCATACAAGAAAAATCCCTCAAGCCGTGCTACTTATGATATGACATCATCAGCATACAGCGGAACTTCTCTCACATCAGGCACAACAGAAATAAGCGTAAGTGCAGGCGACATAATCGAAATCGTAAATCTCAGTTCTTCAAAGGTAAAGGCTGTTGCATATCTCACTGTAACCGCCGATTACATAAAGTAATGGGAGCAAACTATGCGGCTGTGAGCGATATTCTTGTACTCGGAATAAGTCTCACAGCACAGCAGGAAATAGCAGCGGAGGCACTTATAACACAAGCCTCCGCAAAGCTGAGAAATATCGCTAAAAAAGCAAACGAAAATCTTGATGAGCTTGTCACCGATGAAGACTATGCAATGGCTGTAAAATCGGTTGTTGTGCAGGCTGTTGTGAGAGCATTGAACAGTATTGACACAGACGGTGCGGCTGTTTCTCAGGGTTCGGAGACAAACGGACAGTACAGCATATCAATGACTTATCTCAATGCAGGACAATCCCTGTATTTCCTGCGAAACGAGCTGAAAGAACTCGGTCTGAAAAAGCAGATGTGCGGATTTCTGGACGTTTACGGAACGGGGTGAATTGATGTTTACAAACAAAAATGGCTGTACAGTGTATGAAAAGACGATATTTGACAGAAATGTCATATATATTCGTCATGCAGTCAGCAAAGTTTACTGGCAGCCTTCGATTTCTGAGAGTACAGGAAAAGAAAGATCTGAGCAGGACAGTATTTTTGTTTCAATCCCCGAAAAATCAGCCGATTATCTGCCGAAAGTCGGCGATAAAATAGTTAGCGAAGTGATTTCCGATGAACAGCCGCCGCTTACAGCGTATACAATCACGGCGGTCAAGGATCTACGCTATGGTTCACCGAAAGTTCGTCACATTGAGGTCACAGCAAAATGATAAAATTCAAAGGACTGTCAATACACGGGAACTTCCCTCAAAGGTTCTCTGCGGCTCAGAAGTATATTGATGATACAGTTATCGAGAAACTTGAAGATTACACGCCGATAGCAAATGAAAGATTCAAAAATCACGGAAAAATGAGCCGTTCCCATAAAATTGAAACGGCAGGTGTGATTATAAATACAGAGCCGAAAGCAAGACGTGAGTACTACACAAACAAGGGATTCTCAGGGGCAAACCGTGGGAAATTATGGCTTGAAAGAATGAAAGCAGACCACAAAGAAGAAATAGCCCGAAAAGCAAAGGAGAAATTCTGATGACAATAACAGAGAGCATAAGAGAATATATTCTCGGTTTTCCTGAACTGAAAGACGGCTGTCTGCTTGTAGATTTCATGGGAAATGAACCGATAGAGTACACGATTGAGCCTATACCATGTGAGCCTGTACTGCAAAAATACACGGACGGGAGCTGTATGAAACAGTTCCTTTTTTTATTTGCAAGCAGGGAGTATTTCAGCGAGGATATAGCTGTAAACCTCGGAAATCTTGAATTTTATGAAAAATTTGAGGACTGGATTGAAGAACAGAATGATAATGGTATTCTGCCAGACCTTGGCGAAAACCGTGACCCTGCGAGCATTGAAGTAACAAGCAGAGGCTATGCTTTTTCGGCAGATACAAACACAGCACGTTATCAGGTACAGCTAAAATTAACATTTGAGGAGGATTAATATGCCAAATCCAAAAATCGTCGCAAGACATGAAATTCTTGCGTTTTACGGTGTTCCCGGAACTAATTCCACAACATACTACCGTATGAAAAAATTTACAAGTTTCAGTCAGAGCAAAAACCCTATCGAATATTCAAGACAGTATGTTGACGAACCGTTTCAGCAGACAGATATTGTCGGACACGCTCCTGCTTTCAGCTATGCGTTTGACAAACATAAGAACCTGCCCGTTCAGGCGGATATTGTTGACATTACAAATGGTGAGAAGCTCGGAGATGAAGCAGTCAGAACAGTTATAATTGTTGATACAACAGCTGCTACAGAATCAAGCGGAACATACACAGCTACAGCCCTCAAGCGTGATTACTCAGTTATCCCGAACTCCGAGGGCGATAACATAAATATCTATACATACTCAGGCGATTTTAAAGCAAGAGGAGAGCTTACAGAAGTTACTGTTACAAGCTCTGACGGTTGGCAGACAGTCACAATAAGTGAATAGGTTGCCGGAGCTGAAGCAGATGTATCAGAAAATGGTACGTCTGCTGTCACTCCGGAACAGGAAGGATAATGATTCATGAAAACATGGGACATAAACGGCATAAGCCTTGATTTTGATTTCACAAATCCTGAACACGTTGAGCGTGTGGAAACAGCTTTTGAGGACATGGCTGAAAGGGAAAAGAACTTCCCTCAGACAAAGAGAATTTCCGAAAAAATAAGGCTTTACTGCAAGATATACCTTGATTTTTTCAATAAAGTTTTCGGTGACGGAACTGCTGAGAAAATTTTTGCAAAGACACCTGTCAGCATTGCAAGCTGTGAGGAAGTTTATGCAGATTTTCTCAGATTTGTAAATGCTCAGTCAGAGGAAATCAAGAGAAAAAGAACTGAAAATTTCGGAAAATACAGCCCTAAAAAGCCGAATTACAAGCATAAGAAACACAGATGATAAACGCATTTTATGAGCCGTTTCCATTAAAAGTGTCGGGATACAGGATAGTGACAGATTTCAAGGACTGGATACGTTTTTCGGACATGATGAACGATAAGGACCTTTCAAACGATGAAAAAACAAGTCTGCTGCTGAACTGGTTCATTGATACTCCTGAACGGCTCACAGATGAATTGATTTTCGCCCTCTGTGACTTTTACAAGGTAAAGGCACTTGAACCCGAACCGCCCGAAGATGATGAAATCGAACAGGAAGAAACAGTTTCAAGTCCTCCCGTTCTCAACTGGAAGATTGACGCACCTTGTATAATTGCTGATTTTCAGAGATTTTACAGTATAGATCTTCTTACTGCAAAAATGCACTGGTGGCGGTTCAAAATTCTTTTTTCCGCATTGCCTGATGATTCGCAGATTATGCGGAGAATCGGCTACAGAAGCGTTGACATAGGTCAGATAAAAAACGCTGACGAGCGAAAGCGAATACTTGAACTGAAACAGCTTTATGCTTTGCCGTATGAGCTTGATGATAGGGATATAGGAGCAATGTTCATGAGTTAGGAGGCAGAAAATGTACGACGGAACACTGAAATTTGATACAGCGATTGATAGATCAGGATTTGAAACAGGGCTTTCCAAACTCGGCAGCATAGCTAAAACAGGCATGAAAGCAGTTGTTGCCGCTGTCGGAGCTGCCGCAACTGCAACGGTCATACTCGGCAAACAGGCTCTTTCTGCATATGCTGACTATGAACAGCTTGTCGGCGGTACTAAACTTCTTTTTGATGATGCTTCGGACTATATACTTGAAAAGTCTAAATCGGCATACAAGGAAGTACAGCTCAGTCAGAGCGACTATCTCGAACAGGCTAACGGATTTGCGACGGGTCTTAAAACTTCGATGAACGGCAATGCTCAAGCCGCCGCAGAACTTGCAGACAAGATCATAAAAGCCGAAGCTGATGTTGTAGCAGCCACAGGTCAGACACAGGAAAACGTCCAGAACGCTTTCAACGGCATAATGAAGTCTAATTTCACTATGCTTGACAACTTACAGCTTGGTATAACTCCAACGAAAGCGGGTTTTCAGGAAGTTATTGACAAAGTAAACGAATGGAATGCCGCAAACGGCAGAGCTACGGATTATCAGCTTGCGAATCTTGCAGACTGTCAGCAGGCTCTTGTTGATTACATTGAAATGCAGGGGCTTGCAGGCTATGCAGGCAAGGAATCAGCAGACACAATAAGCGGCTCTGTTGCGATGCTGAAAGCGGCGTGGGACAATGTGCTTGTCGGTATTGCTGATGATACGCAGGACTTTGACAGGCTTATGGACGCTCTTGTTGAGAGTGCTACAGCAGTGTTTAAGAATTTTAAACCGAGAATAGGCACAATTGCAAGCGGAATAGGCAAACTTATCAGGTCAATTGCAGACGAAATTATTGACAGTTTTCCTGCTCTTGCAACAAATCTGTCAGATTTGCTGATGAAGGCATATGTTCTGATTTCGACTACATTAGCAAAATTGATACCTGCTATTATAGATACTTTTCCCGAAATAGTACAAATGCTTGCAGACGGTTTTTTTGAAACACTTCCGATTCTGACAGCGATCATGAAAGAATACTACACGAACTTGTTTGCATACACTATTCAGGTTTTAACCGAGCTTCTGCCTGTTGTGACCGAGGCTCTGCCTGACATGATAATTGCAATTGTGGACGCTCTTGTTTCGCTCATGCCGACAGTTCTTGACGGTGCAGTACAGCTTTTCACGGCTCTTATTGATGCAATCCCGATTATAATTGAAGAACTTGTTCCCCGTGTTCCTGAGATAGTTGCAGAAATTGTCATGGCATTGCTTGAGTGTTCGGATAAACTTCTTGAAGCCTCAACAACGCTATTCTGGGAGCTTGTGAAAGGACTTGGAAAAGCGGCTGGCGGTCTGACACGGGGATTAGTTGACTTGCAAGAAAATTTATTCGCAAGCTGGAAAAAAATCGGTTCGGGACTGGTTGACAAAGTGAAAAATACTGCAAGAGAAATAATTTTCGCAATGATAAACGGCATAGCTTCACTTCCGCAAAAAATGGGAGAATCAGGTGCTAACATAATATACGGACTCTGGAATGGTATGTGGGGCAAAGTCGGCTGGCTCAAAGAAAGAATATTCGACCTCGGAAACGAACTTGTTGAGAATTTCAAGGAGACATTCGGCATACATTCCCCGTCAGCGGTCATGAGAGATAAGGTCGGAAAATATCTTGCTCAGGGTATCGGAGTAGGATTTACAGACGAAATGCCGAAAGTGAACACAGAAATTGACAATTCTGCACTTGCGGCAGTTTCAAGACTGAATCTTACAGAATCATTCCCCAAGCCGTCACCGATTACAGGCGGCGGTCTGAATTATGTTTCGGGCGGCAGCAGTCCGCAGGAAATAGTGATAAATGCGAAATTTGCAGTCGGCGAGGAAGTTGTTGCAGAAGGCGTTACAAGACTTGTCACAGACGAAGTTGACAAGCGGCAGGGTGTCGATATAAAGCTGAAAGAAAGGGGGCTGACAACGTGATAAAAGGCATAAAAGTAAACGGCAAACACTCTTATTACTCGTATGGTCTGCGTATGCTGAACCGTTCGGTTGGGGCAGCTCCGAAAGATGATCACACCGAAAGAGTGCCGTTCTCAAATATTACTTATGATTTTGACAAAGTTTTAGGTTCAAGCTACGGAGAAAGGACGCTCTCTTACACTCTCGAACTGCTTGAATATCAGCTCAAAAATGCGGGATTCAAGCTGATTGATATACTTAATTGGCTTCACTGGAACGGCAGAAAAGAGCTTTATGATGATATGCTCCCCGAAGTTTATTACAGTGTCCGTGAGCCTTCTGTGAGCTGGAATGAAAATCACGGTGTTTACACGTTTGAGCTGATGTTTATGTCTGCCCCGATGATGTATTTTAAGCCTGATATGCTGAAACACAACACAGCAAATACAATTCTTCCTGATCTTGACGGTGACGGTGCTGTTACTGCCGCCGACGCTTCTGCGATTTTTGACGCATATACAGCAATGTCAACAGGACAAGACCCCGGTCTCACTCCCGAACAGCTCCTCGCTGCCGATGCAGACAAAGACGGCACTATCACAGCCGCCGACGCTTCACTTGTGCTTGAATTTTACAACACAGCACAAACAGACCCAAGCTATGAACTGCTTACCCCGATTCAGGCATGGGTGAAATTCCTGAACAGCAAAACAGGCGGAAAGGACGGTATTTTCTGATGTATGAGGTGTATATCAAAAACGGAAATGAAATAAAAATTCTGCATGAACTCTCATCCGAAAGCGATTCAAGACTTGCAGAAGGAAAATTCTCCGAGGAGATAAATGCTATTCCGTCATTTACGTTTAAAATACTGCCATTCAACCCTTGTTATAATGATCTGCATGACCGCAAAACAGCAGTCGAAATTGTCAATACATTGACCCATGAGACAGAATTTGAGGGCATTTTACTTAATTCCGCTGAGGAAATGACAAGCAAGGGAACGGTATACAAAACTTGTGTATGTGAGGGCTGTCTGGGCTTTCTCTGCGACAGTATACAGAATTATCATCACTATGAGAACGCAACTGTTGCGGAGTTCCTGACCGCTTTGCTGGCATATCATAACAGCTTAGTGCCTGCTGAAAAGCAAATTACGCTCGGTCTTTGCGATTTCAGCGGAGACAATACAAACAGCAAGACAACAGCTTACAGAAATACTCTTGCAGAAATCAAAGAAAATCTGCAAGGCAGAATAGGCGGAGAAATACGAATACGCAGAGCCAACGGCTCTCTTGTGCTTGACTACCTGACAAGTTCTAACGTCAACAGCAGTACAACAATTGAGCTTGCAAAAAATATAAAGTCGCTTGAAGTTTCGTCGGATTCATCAAATGTGATAACACGCTTGATTCCTCTCGGCTGTCAGCTCAATGATGACAGTGCAGAGAGATTGACAATAGCAAGTGTAAATGACGGCAGGATCTACATTGACGATTCAAACGCCATAGAGAAATATGGGATAATCGTCGGAACTGCCGAATTTGATGATATAACGCTCCCGCAGAACCTGAAACAGCGTGGGCAGGCTTATCTTGCAAACAATAACAGAGCCAAAAAAGCGTATAAGGCACAAGTTCTTGACCTTTCCGTGCTTGACCCCTCGGAACAGGCAATTCACGCAGGATATACCTATCATTTCAAAAACAGTCTGCTTGATATTGACGATGATTTAAGGCTTATCAAGCGAACTGTCGATATCTACAAGCCGTATGCTCCCGAAGTCGAAATAGGCGATAAATTTGAGAGAATAACCGATTTATCGGTAAGAACCGCGCATCTTATAGAGTATGAAATGCCACAGCAGAAAATTGATATTCTTGCTTCTGCCAAAGCCACGGCTACAGCCCTGATAACAACAGGAATAACAGGCTATGTTGTGGTAAACGGCAACGAAATTCTTATCATGGACACTCCCGACAAAGCGACAGCTACAAAAGTCTGGCGTTGGAACTCTGGCGGTTTCGGCTACAGCAGTACAGGCTACAACGGCACTTACGGCACAGCTATAACTATGAACGGTGCAATTGTCGCCGACTTCATAACAGCAGGTGTTTTGCGTGGAATTGAGATACTGAACGGGAACGGCACTTTTCATGTTGATGAAAACGGAAATGTTACCGCTTCCGCTTTCACAATGACGGGCGGCAGAATCGACATGACAACAAATTCTCAGAGTTATGATGCTATAAATCTCAATTTTGAGAATCAGAACAATGAGTTATGGAGTTCTCAGCTCAGCCCGTTACAGCTTGACTTGCGTAACACAGGCATTGACAAGCGTTTACTGGTTCAGGCAGGCGGTATTTTTCTTTACAGCGGCGGAACTGCAATAACTCAGATCAATGACGGAAATATTTCTGCAAGCGGCAATATTTCAGCAGCAGGAAATGTCACAGCAACAGGTAATATTTCAGCTACAGGCAACGTCTATGCAGATGAACTGAAATTCAAGCTGAACGGCAATGTTTATGACACTGGAAGTATAATAGCAACGCTTTGGAACGAGGTTTTCGGAGGAGGAATGTAAATGCTTAGTTTTTATAATGAAATACCGGATATGCGGCTTTGTGCAGGCGATACACTGCCTGTTTTTAACATTGCAGTCGATACGAGCGGTGTAGAAAACTGTACTATGCACTGTATAGTAACAAAAAGCGGAGATACATCTACAGCAGATATTTGCAAGGAATGTTTTGCTACTCAGACAGGCTTTGCAGTACAGCTCACAACAAGTGATACCTACAAGCTGAGTGAGGGCATACATACTGTGATTTTCGTGCTTTCCGCAGGCGGCTGTGATTATATCAAATTAAAAGGCAAGATGTACGTTTCGGTTGTGGCAAGGAGGATCTAAATGCAGAATTTTGATTTTAATTTTACGGTGCAGGACGATATTGACCTTGAAATGGAGACAGGCGGAAATGTCGGCGGTGTTGCTAATTACAATCTGCTTGACAACAAGCCGCAAATCAACGGTGTAGAGCTTCTGGGGAACAAGACAGCTTCTGAACTTGGACTTGATGATTACAGTGACCTCGACAACAAACCACAGATTAACGGTGTTACTCTTTCAGGAAACAAGAATAGTGAAACACTTAAAATTCCAGGAAAAATTGTAGCAGGACAGACATACACCGTCGACGGAACAACGAGAACTGCATACGACGGAGCAGAAGTTTTCAATCACACTGAGGCGAACGTTGCCGTCGGTGCGTATTCTCGTGCAACTGGATTAGCGACAAAAGCAATCGGCAATTTTTCTTCTGCAAACGGCTATCAGACTACAGCAAGAGGAAACTACTCTCATACTTTCGGACAGCTCTCAGAAGCAAGCGGAGACCATTCGTCTGCCGAGGGTTGGAGTTGTACGGCTTCGGGTATAAGGTCTCATGCAGGCGGTTATCAGTCAACAGCGAGTGGCGGACATTCTTTTGCTTATGGTCAAAATGCAACAGCAAGTGGCAGTGCATCATGTGCGATAGGTGCTGTTGTAACAGCAAGCGGTGATTTTTCTCATGCAAGCGGAGCATACACAACAGCAAGCGGTGATTCTTCATTTGCATCAGGCTATGAATGCCAAGCTAAGAAAGCACACACTGTCGCAATAGGAGATAATGTAGTTGCCGATTCAATAAATCAGGTTGTGCTTGGCTCATACAATGTTCTTGACAGCAACAATAAGTTCGCATTTATTCTTGGCAACGGATATTATGACAATGCAAACGAGCGTATTGTGAGGTCAAATCTTCTTGCTGTTGACTTTGCAGGCAAACTGTATTTAAACAATTCTGCTGTCGGAATCGACCTTGCAGAAATTGGGGAACTTGCAGATTCAGGAGCAAAGAACCTTTTAAACCCTGCGGCGGCTGTCGGCTATGTAGGACAGTCAGGCTATCCGATTTCAAAATCGGGCATTACATATACTCTTGATGCCAATTCGGAGACTATAACGCTTTCCGATACAGCTACTTCTGTTTCGACTCTGCGAATACCGATAACATTAAGTCCCGGAACATACCATGTAAGCGGTATACCTTCGGGCGGTTCAGACAGCAGCTACAGAGCCGATTTAAGAGAAGCAGGCGGAAATGTGTTTATAACTAATGACTTTGATTACGGCTCAGGTTTTAGCTTTACGCTTTCTGCAACAACGTCATTAGATTATTGTATTCGTGTCGCTAATGGCTACAATCCTTCGAGTGTTGTTGTTTCACCGATGATCTGCACGGAAGCAGCATGGAGCGTATCACAGCAGTTCGTGAAGTATCGTCCGAGCTATGACGAATTAATCACACGAATTGAAGCTCTTGAACAGGCTAATGGCATCAGTACTAATGCGGTCAGTCAGAGCAGGGGCATAAAAACAATCGAGGATATATAAAAAAATGCCCTGCGTGGTGCAGGGCTTAAATATAAACATTACTTTTTATCTCTGCATAACTCATCAAGAGTAACACCGAGTGCATCAGCGAGTTTAATAGCATTTGAAATAGTTCCTGTTCCGTTTTTTTCAATATTTTCAATTGTACGAACAGGAACACCAGAAATTTTAGAAAGACCTGGGACAGTCAATTTTTTTTCAATACGCAATTTTTTAAGATTCATGAATTATTGCCTCCGATACAAAATAGACAAATAAGAGCACACCAACTATTGTGAATGAATAGCTAAATGCTTTTATAATTTTTTCTTTCATACTTGACAGGCTGAAAAGCATATGATATAATCAAAGTAAGGTTGGGGACTTGCGTCCCCTTTGACCTTATTTTATCGTTTTAATCAGAAGAATTATCCAACCGACTAAGGAAATTATTCTGATTACGAGCTTTTCGAGTTCTCCAACACACTCGGAAAGCTCTTTTATTTTGTCTGTGATTTTCAACCTTTTCACCTCCTCTCATGTTTATATTATACCACCTTTTTTGGTGGTTGTAAAGACCTTTTTCAAAAAAATTTCAGAAAGAAGTGCAATTCATGGAAAGTATCATAGTATCAACAATATCAGCAATAGCAACAATAATTACAGTGATTTTAAATACCCGTGCGTCAAGCCGTGATCTCTCTTACAAGCTTGAAACACATCAAGCTGTAATAGATACCAAAATTGACAGCTTAACATCAGAAGTCCGTGAACATAACAATTTTGCAAGACGTATGCCTGTTGTTGAAGAAAAAATAGAATCACTTGAAAGGAGAATGGAAAGAATTGAAAATTCACGAAAAACTTGCTAAACTTATTGATGTAAAATCTATAATAACTATTGTTCTCACGGCGGTTTTTTCATATCAGACCGTGAGGGGTTCTGTTTCTTCGGAGCAGTTTCAGAGCGTATTTACCACCGTTATAGCTTTCTATTTCGGTGTTCAGTTTTCAAAACAAGGAGGATAAATAAATGGGAAATCTCTCAGAACATTTTGACAGCTCAGAGTTTGCCTGCGAGTGCTGCGGCAAAACAATAACAATGTCTCAGCTGCTTATAAGCCGGTTAGAACAGATACACGATATGCTTGACGCAAAAGCTATATACATAAACAGCGGCTATCGTTGCGAAAATAACCCGTGGGGCAGTCCTACGGACGCTCACAGAAAAGGTATGGCGGCAGACATCAGAGTTCAGAAGCAGGACGGCAGTTTTTATACTTCTGAAAACATTGCCGAAGCTGCTGAACGTATAGGCTTTGGGGGTATAGGCATGATGATGCCTGATTCTTGCCATGTTGACACAAGAGACAGCGAACCATACACAAATAATCACTGGTACGGCAACGAAACTACAGGTGAAAATTTTATCGACACATTTCAACGTGGCACTGTTTTTACAAGCAGAAATAAAAACGCTGCCAAAAGTACGAAGTCTGTCTCTGTTACTCTTACTATTGATGGTGAGACATATTCCGGTACACTTACCGAAAAGTAAAGAAAATCCCTCTGTCTGATTTAATTCAGGCAGAGGGATATTTTTTATATGTACAAGAAAGATATTGTAATTTTATAAGGTATATATGTTGTACATTTATATCATAAAAAATCAACCTTTAAGGTAAGGTCGGAAAATTTCTTGTTTCTGCACATTTTTACAGTCTTTGTATAATATATCCTCTCTGCCGCAGAATGGAGCAGGCGGTTTTTGTCTTCGGGAGATGAGCTGTAGAAATTATCAATTACATTCTGTATCCTTGCAATTGATTCTTCGGGCGACAGTTTAGGCTTAATGCTTTCAAGCCCTTTCAACGCATATTCAAGGGAGTTTATACGCTCTTTCAAGGCTCTTGAACGCTCAACAAATGTGTTTACATCATAAATATCCTGCTCCAGAAGATCATACAGCTTTGAAAGCTGTTTCTTTGCCTTTTGCAGTTCATTTTCAAGAGGAGTTTTTTTATCAGCCTGAACAGTATCACTCTTTCCGTCTTTGCTCATCAGCTCACGGAGGCTCTCTATTCTGTATCTGAATGATGCCATTACAGCTTCATCAACTTCCTGCATTGACGCACATACGGTCTTTCCCTGACATTCCTTGTAGCAGCATAGCATATATTCCTTGCCTGTACTGCTTATCACACGCCTTTTGAGCTGGTGTCCGCAGTTGGAACAGTAAAGTATATTGTGATAATAATTCAGCAGACGATCATTAAGGCGAACCTGTGCGGCAGGATTGTTCTTTCTCTTATCCTGAACGGCATTGAAAACATCTTCGCTTATTATCGGCTCATGCAAGCCCTTATAAAGTGTCTCTCCGTTGCTTTTGGACTTCCAGCCGACTTTTCCGCAGTAAACAGGATTTGCAAGTATTTTCTTTATGCTCGGATTCTCCCAGTATATGCTTTTTGCAGGAGCTATCCCCATTCGGTTGAGTTCCGCTGCTATGAACTTTGAACCGTGTCCTTCAAGGTAGAGCTTATATATCAGCTTTACCGTTTCGGCTTCTCCGGGAACAATTTCAAGGGTATGTATCTTTGGTTCGGGCTGTATCTTCCTGTAGCCGTATGGTGCGGAAGAACATATATAATTGCCCTCTTTCACGCTTGCAAGCCTTCCTGCCTGCATACGTCTCTTTATAGTCTTATACTCCCTGCGGCTCATAAACAGCGAAAATTCAAAATATTCTTCGTCAAATTCATTGTTCGGGTCATAGGTCTTGACGGGCGTTATTATCTTTGTTCCCGATTCTCTGAAAGCCTGTGCAACTATTCCCTGATCTATCGTGTCTCCTCTTGCAAGCCTTTCTATCTCCGCTACAAGAACTCCCTTATATTTCCCCTGCCCTATGTCGGAAAGCATTGCCTGCATCTGAGGGCGGGCGGATATGCTGTCGCCGCTTACTATTTCCCTGTATATCTGCACCACATCAAGCCCTCTGTCCCTTGCAAGCTCCATTAACATATTTTCATGCCTTGCAAGTGTCTCGCCCTCTCCGTGTCTCTCCGCTTCAATATCAGGTCTTGATTTCCTTAGATATATACAATAGCTCATTTTCTGTTCACGCTCCTTCACCCCGTCAGGCGGAAATAATTATCTTTTTTGTATGAAGATTCATATTTAATAGCATTAATCTTTTGTTCCAACATTCATGCTCACCGTCATTATGCCGTTCTTGTCGGGCTTAAAGTCAAACCATTCTTTATTAAAAACAGATGCAAGCTTTTCGGCAATACCCTCCTGCTTTTTGCTGTTCTCAAAAAAATTCTCAATATCATTTTCCTCAACGATAAAAGGATTATCTACCATTATTGCATACATTTCAAATTCCTCCTTCATCTCCTTCACCCCCTCCGGCTATTATATGCCGTCAGGGGGCTTTTATTTATTCTTTGTTTTTCAGCTCAATCCGGAACATATTCAATCAAATCTGAGGGCTGACAATCAAGCAATTCACAGATAACAGAAATATTATTCAATGTTATTGCAGTATCGTTAGTTCTGAGCTTAGTTAAAGTTCCTTCACTTAATAACTTTTCTTTTCTGATTTTATAAGTGGTGAATCCTTTATTTTTAAGCTCATTAAGAATATCACATTTATATTTTATCGCCATAAAATCACCGCCTATACAATATACACCAAAATTCGTGTATAGTATACACTAAAATTTGTGCATAAAACGAATTGATTGTACACTAAAAAATGTGTATAATATACTTGTAACCCAAACGGGTTACTACAAATATTATAACACAGACAACTATAAAAGTCAAGGAAGTGATTGATTGAACAAAATCAAGGAGCTGAGAACTGAAAAAGGCTACACGCTTGAAAATGTTGCTTCTGAACTCGGTGTTTCAAAGCAGTACATATACAAACTTGAACACGGCATACGCAACATTCCGCTTAAAAGAGCTGTTGAACTTGCAAGGATATTCAATGTTTCAATTGATGAGCTTATCGGAAAAACAAGCTGATTCAGCTTGTGAGCAGAAAAGTAAAAAAATAAAAATTTCTAATCCCGCAACCGTTTTCGGTTGCAAAGGGCGGTTTTTCGTCCTTATAGTGAAAGGGGTCAAACCCTTAACAATTCTCAGGAGGTATAAAAATGGAAATCCAGATTTTCAAAAACGCAGAGTTCGGAGAAGTAAGAACTCTCACAGGAGCAAACGGTGAAGTCCTTTTCTGCGGTGCAGATATTGCAAAGGCTCTCGGATATGCAAATTCACGAAAAGCCCTTGCAGATCATTGTAAAAATGATGGGGTAACAAATCGTTACATCATAGACAGCATAGGCAGACAGCAGGAAGCTAAATTTATCAATGAGGGCAATCTCTACAGACTTATCGCACACAGCAAACTCCCCTCAGCAGAACGCTTTGAAAGCTGGGTGTTTGATGAGGTTCTCCCGACAATCCGCAAGCACGGTGCATATATGACCGAGAACACACTTGAAAAGGCTCTTACTTCTCCCGATTTTCTCATACAGCTTGCAACACAGCTCAAAGAGGAACAGGCAAAGAGAAAACAGCTCGAGGAGCAGGCAGAGCAGGACAGACCAAAGGTTCTTTTTGCAAATGCCGTTGAGACTTCAAAAACTTCTATTCTTGTCGGAGAACTTGCAAAGATACTCAAACAGAATGGCGTTGATACAGGTCAGAAAAGGCTTTTCAAATGGCTCAGAGATCATGGTTTCCTTATAAAGCGTGAGGGTACAGACTACAATATGCCTACTCAGAGGGCTATGGAACAGGGGCTTTTTGAAATCAAGGAATCAACTGTCATTCATGCCGACGGTCATACTTCCGTGACAAAAACTCCCAAGGTCACAGGCAAGGGTCAGACTTACTTTGTGAATAAGTTTCTGAGTTAAGTGTACAAGCTGGATCCGCATAGAATCAAATATGAAAGGTGTGATTATATGGCAAAGAAAGATGAAAATTATTCTCTTTGGGAACGTTCTGAATATGACGTTATCAGCGAGACCGAGACAGAGACCGAAAAGATAGGCGTTATCAGGGTAAGACACAGCGGGGCAGTCGTTATCTGCCGTATTCCCAAACATACCCCCGAAGAGGAGCAAAAAATAAGCTCAGATATTGCCTATGCAATGACAAAGATAATGCACCCGAACGAGGATATAGACCACTTCACAAAGATGACTATTCTAAAGGATTGAGTATGCAGATAATTTCTACAAACAGAATCGAAAGCTTCAGCGAATGGCTTACAGAAAATGAGCTTTCAGAATCAACAGTAAAGCAGTACACAGCAACAGTAAATTCCTTCCTGAACAGCTACGGCATGACAAAGCAGGATATGCTTGCATACAAAAGCCGCCTGCTCCGCAGCTGTTCCGCAAGGACAGTAAACGTCAAGCTTGCAGCAGTGCAGAAATATTTTGAATTTGCAGATATTGCCTGCTCCGTCAAGCGTGTGAAGATACAGAAAGCAAGCCACATCGAGAATGTGATAACAGCGGAGCAGTACAGAAAATTGATTCACGGTCTGGAGCAGGACGGTCTTGAACGCTGGATTTTCAATATCAAGCTGATAAGCATGACAGGGGCAAGAATTTCCGAAGTCCTGAGAATTACCAAAGCTGATATTATCCGTGGATATGCTGTTATGTTCACCAAAGGCAAGATAAGGACTATTCAGATACCGCAGGCAATAGGTGAAGAATTTGCAGATTACATGGACAATATGAATGATACGGACAAAGCAGTGCAGAACAGGAACGGCTTGCCGATGAGCAGGCAAAGCTATGCAAACGTTCTCAGGAGCTTTTCAAGATACGGCATACCGAGAGAGGTTCTGCACCCTCATTCGTTCAGACATTTCTTTGCAATCGAATTTCTGAAAAGAAATAATAATATAGCACTTCTCGCTGACCTTCTGGGACACTCTACAGTAAATACAACAATGATCTATCTTCGTATGTCTCAGGAACAGCAAAAGAGGGCTGTAGATGCCTTTGTGGACTGGTAATGTTGCATAATCTGAATTATGCAACACAAGCTGACGGAGCATCAAGGAGGTTAAAA